GCCCGAGAACTGCTGGCCTTGGTCTTCATGGCCGGTATCCCTTTTGCCATAGCGGCCTATCAGCGAGTGCGCAACAGCCTGGATCGTTATCGCGGCCAGCAGATCATACAGGCCCTGATCAAGCGTGGTGTGAAAATGGATCGTGAGACCTATCTTGAAACACGACCGATCTTGGACGAGTTTGAAGACGCGGTAGAGGCCAACGATGGTGCCCGAGCCGGTGCCTTGGCTCAGCGTATAGAACAAATGATCGTCATGGGCAAGTTGCGTGAGAAAGAACCCCAAACCGCAGATGACGCCCTGGCCGCCCGGGAACGCGAATTACAAGAAAACTTGAAACAGTGGTTCAAACAAAAGTGGGTGAGATTCGGTCCCGACGGCAAGATCCGTGGTCCATGCGCACGTGGTTCCAAATCTGAAGGCAAACCAAAATGTCTGCCACAGGCCAAGGCACAGGCTCTGGGCAAGAAGGGTCGTGCATCAGCCGCGGCCAAGAAGCGTAGAGAAGATCCTGATCCTGAACGCAGAGGAGCCGCAAAAAATGTGGCCACAAAAGTCCGAGAAGGCGAAATTGTTCCGCTCCGTCGACCTGCTACACCATCACCACAACAAAGATCGCTTCCCCAAGATATCTTACATCTGGCTAACGAATGGTTCTGGGCCAACGATGATACTGGCACATTAAGAGCCGTCACTGATCGTGAATACGGACAAGGTGCTGAAAACTTGGTAAAATATATCCAGGCAAAACTGCAAAGCAAAGGCTGGACCATAGACTTTGATGATGATATTGAAAATATTGTGCTAACCAACAAACAAGGTCAGCAGGTAGCATTATCTGTGAATGATGCACATGATGAAACTGGATGGGCCGCTGGATTAAACGAAGCACAACAAGACATAGATGAAAAACAAGACGCCTGTTATCACAAGGTAAAAAGTCGCTACAAGGTCTGGCCAAGTGCGTATGCAAGTGGTGCCCTTGTTCAGTGTCGTAAAAAAGGTGCCGCCAACTGGGGCAACAAAGGAAAATAATGAAAACATATCAATTTGAAGTGCAATGTGCCAGCGGGGCTGTGTTGTCATTCTCATGTAAAGCCGATAATGAAAGAACAGCCATTAGACTCATGCGTGAGTTTGCCCGCGCCAACTGATTTATGCGAGCAGAAGATTTTGAGATCACCAACACAGCCCGGCTGGACGAGATCCTGACTGAACTGTGTGCCTTGGTCATCCAGGGTCAAAGCAAAGGACAGGACCTGGGTCTGGTGGGTGCCGCGGTGCTGGATCCTGGCATGAACTGTGTGGTCGGCATCAACTATCCCACCCGCAGTGGTCAGCGTGTGCATGCTGAACGTGCGGCCATTGACAGCTACACTGCCAGATTTGGGGCTATACCCGAAGGCAGCATAGTGATAACCACACTGAATCCCTGCAGCCAGCCCATGGCCGAGCGTGTGGGTGACAGTTGCACCAGTTTCATACAACAGCATGGCATACACAAGGTCTACTGTGGCTATCGAGATCCTGCACAGATTGATCCACACAAGACCTTTCACCTGCAGATGACTCGCAACCCAAAAATACAGGCCCTGTGCCGAGCTTTTGCTGTGACCTTTGTGCCTAATCTGGACGAACTGAGTTTTCTAGGCAGCACCTGTACCCGAGATTGTTCAGGGCACAGAGCCGGCTATGCCTGGAGCCGAGCACGAGCCGGCGCCAAGGTACCCATGTCTCGTAGCCCCAGTTTCAACAACGGTGCCGCACTGCAAAGGGCCGGCAAATGACATTCCTGGTGGCCAACATACCTCCGGTGAAATGTTTTATCGGGGCACTGACACAGAATAATATCGAAAGAACACACCTTAGGACCCTTGAGGTTATGTGTAGGCGGCTGCTGCCTCACTATAAATAGATTCGCTACCTATTTCAGTGGAAGTGAGCATTTATGAAAATTAAACAAAACAATTTACCAATCTTTATTGGACACAAATGTAATTATTCGTGTACAAATTGTTCGGTGGGATCAGATTTTGTCAAACACTATGATAATGATCCTGTCCTTGAAGATATACTACAAAGTATTCCGGTATTGGCAGAAAAATTTACAGTTACTAGCATGATTTCTTTGGTAGGAGGTGAACCGTTTATGTACTGGGACGAAAAGATTGTACCGCTGGCAAAGGAATTAAATCATTGGTTTCCGGGAACTAGAATTAATGTATATACTAATGGGCATCTCATTGGTAAAAATATTGAAAAAATATTCTATCTGATTGATCAAATAAAAAACATTTCTTTTACAGTCAGCCGACATCTAAGTGGAAACTTAGACAGTGCCCCCGGAAGAGCTTGGACATCAAGCGTAGATACTTTACTCAATCACCCTGAGATAGTACGCATACATGATGATCATTATCACGTCAAAAATAATATTAATGCTAACATATATTTTTATACTACAAAATATTGGAAATCTCATTATGTTACCCAACCAGATGGAAAAATTAAACCTCATGCAACCGGTAATCCTAGTGATTCAATGCGTCATGGATGCATAGGGCCTACGTGTAGTTTTCTGCATGGAACAAAACTTTACAAGTGCGGTAGATTAGCAACAATTTCAGCGCAATTAAAAGAATCTGATCAACTTAATGATCCAGACTGGAAAAAATATCTCGAATACCAATCAATTGACTTATTGAATATTGATAAATCTTTGTTTGATAATTTTATAGAAACCTATGGAAAGCCCATAGATCTCTGCGATATGTGTAATGGTACTACATCCGAAGTTGAGTGGCGGGATCGGACCTGGGAGATGGTTTTTCGACCAAACAAATTACCAAATCTATAAAAGTTACCAAGACTCAAGTGAATAATTTTAAAGCAGAACTTTCAAAACCCACTATTCCACTTACTGTGTTTGGTGATATCAAAACGCTCAATATTACCGAGAAAATGTTGTACTGGTATCCCTGGATTGATAACATAAAACATAAAAATGTTTATTTGTCGTTGAATCTGCGATGGGGGCCAAACGGAGAATACCCATCCCCACCTCCACCAGGCTACGACTATTATATCAGTCACGGCGATAGTTTAATGTTTGGATGGCCCGAGCATGTTATCAACAATGTTGACGGGAAAATTATTCACCTGACCGGAGCATTGATTCTGGATTCGTTTGATACTGACCGAATACAGTATGTTCCGCATAACACAGCACACAAACGTATTCGCGGGGTAGCAATAACAGATATTGACAAGGATATCCAATTTAAAACCAGTGCATTGACCAATCGTGTCACACAAAGCAAGGCTATAATTTTTTCTGCATTAATGCATGTGCTAGGAGAAAAAAATTGTGTAGCATCGTTGCATCACGATTTGCATAACACTAAAAATATACACAGTTGGAAACCTTCTGGAAATTCTACCTGTGATTATTATTTAAATTTGTTTAGAGAACAATGGCTAGACAAATCACTGTTGTTACCGCACGATGATCAAGTTACTTGGTCTTGCAACAATTCAGCATATCGAACAGCAGCATTAAATTTTACGCAAGAAAGTTACCACTACAGTTATATGATGAAAGACGGTCGTAGCTATGTTGAGCCAGGACCCTTCGTAACTGAAAAGACTTGGAAATGTCTCAAATCGGCAACTGCATTTATACCAGTTGGACAAGTTCATGTGTATCATTGGTTTAAACAACTAGGCCTGCAGTTTGATTACGGTGAGTTGGATTTGAGCTTTGACAACGACGCTGGAAATTTAACCAGATTAGAAAAAATTGTCAATCTAATTAAATCGTTGACTCAGTGGACAGCACAAGATTTATACCAAATGACGTATGAAAGTACCCAACACAATTTTGAACATGTACAATCTCAAAGATTTTGGGATATCTGTGAAGAGTCTAATACAGCAACTTATAAATTATTAAACAATCTATAACATGATAATAACTGTCAACAATAATCCTATACGCATAATTGGTTATCCAGAATCATCTATGACTCAGGAATTTGTAAATGAAATTGAGCAAACACATGCAGTAGAAGTAATGTTGCCAAAAGATTTTTTAAACAATCAATCAATTGACTATCAATACATTGTAGCTGTATCTGTTGATTTTGATGAACGTAGAAAAATTATTGATATAATAGACACAAAAAATCTTGACTTGATTACTGTAATACACAATACTTCAATTATTGGGCTGAATCCTCCGGCACAAGTTATGCCTGGTACTTTTATATTTCCATTTTGTAATGTTATGATTGGGTCTTATGTTGGGCGCCACTGTATAATATGTCCGTATACATCAATTGGGCACTATTGTTATCTAGGCAATAGTTGTATTACTAGGCCAGGGGTGATAGTTTCAGGAAAATCTACTGTAGGGAATCATTGCTTGTTAGGTGTTAGATCAACAGTGACTAACGCAGTATCAATTGCTGATAATGTAGAAATATTAGGATTTACCAATGTAGTTAAGAATATTGATTCTGCCGGACGATATGGCGGATCAGCCACAAGAAAAATTCCTGTACTCAATTACAATTAAAAAGTTTTTTTAGATAACTTCTACTTATTTTGCCAGCATGTTGCAATGGTATCTCGTCAGTCTTATTTAACATAGCTGGTCGAAGGTGTGGGTCAAGACTCAGCAAAAAAGTCAATATTTCTTTTGGATCACAGTCGCCCACATACAAACAGTTGAGCTCATGATTGCCAAAGATCACACATTCTTTAACAGCAGTGATATGTTTAAGCACTTGAGATTCCAAACTCAATGGATTAAACTTTTTTCCTCTGATGTTGAGTTGATCAATGCTTCTTCCTAATATACGATAATACCCTTTTTCATCTTGTTCAGCCAGGTCACCTGTGTCAAGCCACTCGTTCTTTTTAACTACACTAGGCCCACGAATTAGTAGATGCCCTTCGTTATCAATTTGAGCTTCAATTCCGTCTGGAAGACCTACTGTACCTATACGCTTTTCTCCTTTTAACGGGTTGGTAAAACAATGACTCAATGCTTCGGTCATCCCAAATGCCTCTATAATAGGACAGTTCCAACGATCATTCAATTGATTAAACAGATTTGCAGGCAAAGGAGAGCTGGCAGACCTTACAAAGCGTAAATTTTTTAGATCTAACCGCATCATTATCGGCAACATATCAGGAATAGCAGTAACAAATGTGGGTCGAAATTGTTTAAAACTTTCTGTGTTTTTTATAGTTCCAAAATTTACTTCACATCCGGCCAGTCTGGTTGCCCAATAGAACCCCTGGCCATGACCGTGCCATAATGGCATCACGTTAAAATATCGATCGTTGGCAGTGATATCATAGGCATTGATTATAGTTCCACACATGTGATCCAACTGGTCCTGAGAAAATCCGTAAAACTTACTATCACCAGTTGTGCCAGACGTATACCAAACTAATTTTTCATCTGGATAATCGCCGCCATCACGCAACTGAGTGCCGTGGTCGGTTATCAAAATTGAAAAGTCTGCACTGTTTAGTAGATAATTCAGTCGATTGATATTTTGATCTGGATTCACAATCATTAGACTATAATCTTTTTCGACAGATTTGATTACCTCCCATGGCTTGGTAACGCATATTATCGCTCTTTTCATTTGATTGCAAGTTTGTCTTGATGACTCTGTAGTGCTTTTTGCATGTTACTAATGCGCTGATAATAATATTCTTGTATAGTGATATTGCTATTGTGCGGACTAATAAAGTTACTCAGACTGAAGATTTGGTCTTTACCAACTTGTTTGATTGCGCTATCTAAAATTTTTGTCAAGGTCTCGCGGCGGCCTGCTGGCATAGATTTGTTAGCAACTAAAATATTAAAAACTAACGGAGCCTGTATACCTTGTTCAGATATAGTTTTTATATTTGGATATTGTGGATGACGCAAGGGGCAAAACGCAGCTATTGGTTCAATCTTATTTTTGTTGGCCTTGATTACACTAAACTGAGCATGATTGACCACCGTAGAGACCAGTTCATCCTGTGCTACCATAGTTACTCCTGCCTCTCCAGCGCTTTTGAACAACATTGGTTCAAGGTTTAACTTTAGTTTGTCTCCAATTTCTAAATACATTAAATGTGTAGCACTACCAAGTCCTACCACACCTACTAACATTGGTTGTTTGTGTTTTGCTAGGCTCTTGATGCCATCTGTTGGACTACCGTTTTGACTGATTACCAAAAAACAGGCGTCTCCTAACGCTGCTACCGGAATCCAATCATCGAGATTTATAGACCCTGACACTGCATTTTGAACAAAACTAGGGTGTATCAAAGCCAAATCAGACTGAGGAGCGACTTGATTTATGGCCACCAATCCTTGCCCGCCTGGGTTTTGGCTTAAAATAAATTTAAAATCAGATTGTGTATTGTTTGCCTGTGCGAAAATTGCATGCAAAGCCGCGTTCCCAGCATGGTTGTGATCGTAGGGGCTACGAACTGTTACAATGTTGCTGGCCCAGACTGGAACAGAAAATAGCAGTGCTAACATGAAAGATTTAATTTTGGTCATACTTTTTCCTAGATTATGAAATTTACTTATCAAGTACAAGCCAGTAGCCAACAAAAGCTAGAAAAGAAATCAAACAATCACAATAGTTGTTGACTTTTACAAATAATACTGTATAATTATTTGACTAACAGGGGAATTACATGTCAACCAAAAACTTCAACGCAGAACAAACACGTAAACTCAACCAGGTCATCAATGAAGGTATGACAGTCATGCACGAGATTGAAACCCTCACTGGCGGCCTTAACGACACAGTTAAAGCCATTGCCGAAGAATTAGAAATCAAACCCAGCGTGCTGAAAAAAGCCATACGCCTGGCGCACAAGAGCGAGTTTGGTCGCGAGCAACAGGATCACGAGTTGCTGGAACAAATCTTGACCACTGTGGGTAAGACGCTATAAGTACTGTTTTATAACAGCGAGTCGTTGCCGTAAGCAACATGAATCATGGCACGCCAGCCATAACTGGAGAAAGCATTGAGTTATATTGACGCACTATTTGATCGTGAACACGATCGCATACATGTGGTTGAACGCAGAGATGGTGAACGCCGCTATCAGGAGTATGCACCCAACTACACATTCTATTATGATGATCCCCGCGGCAAGTTTGTCAGCATTTACGGCACGCCAGTCAGCCGCTTCAGTACAAGAAACAACAAAGAGTTCCGCAAGGAAGTACGCATACAGAGCGGCAAGCAGTTATACGAGTCCGACATCAATCCCATATTCCGTTGCCTGGAAGAAAACTACAAAGGTCAAGACGGTCCCAAGCTCAACGTAGCATTCTTTGACATCGAAGTAGACTTTGATCCTGAGCGAGGATTC